GGACCAATAATGAGGGCGTGAAGGAGATAGACCCAGAGATGAGGATGAATAAACATTTGATAGAAATGGAGAAAATGTTTTTAAGACATTGTTATTAGTTTTAATTTATCATAAATAAACCGTTTCGTATCATCTTGCGTATCTTCTTCAAACTCACCTTTTAAAGCACGAGATACAACACCAATACCGATAAAGACAAGTAAAGTGCCAATAGATACACGAAGATTTAGTTTCTCCCCGAAGAAGAACCATCCAAAAAGGTATCCTGCGATTAAGGTTAAAAAGGACAAACTGGATATCCATTCTTTTGGCAATTTTGGAATCGAATAGAAATGTAAAAGAAAACTTCCTAACCCAATTGTAATTTGGAAAATGGCTAACAATAAAACTTGCCAACGGAAATCATCATCACTTCCTAACCAAGAATGACCGAGCGCCCATTTTCCTGGATTCCAAAATGTCAATATCACAAAAGCAATCGCAGTAGGTAGCGTTAAACTTCCCAACCTGGCAGCAGGATGGTCTCGATGTGGTCTCTCTCGATGATAATAAAAAATGGTAAAAGCATGGGTCAAAGCTGAAACACTTACCCAAAAAAGACCAATCCAAGTGGAAGACCATTCCGGACCACTATGGAAGAATTGAAACCACTCCGGACCAAACATAATAAATAAACCCAAAAATGATAAAAATATACCCATCCATAAACGACTTCGATTATCCTCCGTTAATTCTTTCTTCATACTGGCTCGCTCCCATTGAGACATAAATGTAAGGTAAAGGGGCCATGTGTAAAATACCGTCAAACCTACACCCACCGGTAATTCCGCAAAACCACGAATGCCCGAAAATACACTTAACAAATTAACACCATTCATCGCAATACTATCAGGAGCAAAAGAAGCCTTTATCCAACCACTCGATAAATGAAACCATTTCGTAATAATCACACAACTAATCGCAAAAATAAGAATACGAATAACAGTCTGATCGTATGAATCTAATTTTGAAAGTTTAACAACCGCTGGTTGAAGAGCATTACCAAAATTCGATAAAATAAGTCCAGTTGTCCCCCCTATCATTTGCTCTACACCTATGATTGATATTTTTTAATCATAAAAAAATGATTTCATCTTCTCCCCTCTTCTTCATTATCATAGGATGGATGCAGGATGCAACAAAAAAGCTTAAAAGACTATTGGAATATCTCCACTCCTATCAAACCAGAACCAATTTTACCCAAAAATGCACACCGTCTTCCCATTCTAATTAATAAACAAAAATCAATTACCATTGAACTCACACGATGCGGATCTGCCGTCCGGAAATTTTTAACTTATCTAAATGACCTGAACCGTAAAGACGCATATTTTTATCATATTCTTGATACACCACAAGCCCATCACGTTTATCATTGGTTCGTAAGAGATATGCCTCATTGGACGGAAACCTATTTCAACCGATTAGCAAACGAATTCAAATTAATTGAAGAAAAAAAGTTTTGGAACGTTTTCGAACAAGTTCGACAAATTATGGAATGGATGGGAACAAATATGCCTCACGTCATTCGAGGCAGTAGTGGTAGTAGCTTAACCTGCTACCTAATGGGAATTACCGACTTTGACCCTATCGAACATCAAATCTCATTAGCACGGTTTATGCACGAATTGCGTGAAGATATTCCCGATATTGATATTGATGTTCCCGCACATTTACGTTTAGGATTATATCGACGCATCTTTACAGAATGGCGTGGTCGTGTCGCAAGAATTAGTAATCATCTATATTTTCGTGAAAAATCCGCTATGAGGGAAGCCATTCGTAGGCACGGACATCATAAACAGATTCCCAAAGATGTCGATTTAACAGAAATTTTTCCAGAACCATCTTTACGTCAAGATGTCGCAGAAATGGCACACGACCTATTAGGAACTTTTCGAGGATATTCTTTACATTGTGGAGGAATTGTCGTATTTCCCGGGCAAGTTCCTGAAAAGTATTTCTTAGGAGACTGGAAATTAGGTCAAGAAGAATGGGGTCCTCAAATTCATCTCAATAAAGATGAAGTTGAAGATGAAAATCTCATTAAAATTGATATTCTCTCCAATCGAGGATTAAGCCAAATATACGAATTATGTCCCAATAAACCTCTCTGTGATTATCCCACAGATAACCGTGTTTGGGAACTATTTAGCAATGGAGATACATTAGGTATCACTTATGCCGAAACTCCCGCTATGAAAAAAGTATATATGGCGCTTAAACCCAAAAAACTAGGAGACCTCGCATTGGGATTAGCATTGATTCGCCCTGCCGCCAGTGGTCGGGGACAAAAAGCCTCCTTTTTAACACACTGGAATGGCAAAGAATTTGTCGGCGAAGAAGAATGTCCCTTCCCTACCAATGAACGTCCCTGGCTCATCTATGATGATGATGCGATTCAATGGATTAGTCGCTGGATTCATTGTAGTGAAGCCGTCGCTGATAAATATCGTAAAGCATTCGCAAAAGGAAAACGAAAAATTCAATTGGAGTTTGCCGCAAAATTACGTAAATTACAACCTCAATGGAATGATAAACAACATCATTGGGTAATCAATCAACTAAACCAATTACAAGAATACTCATTCTGTAAATCTCACGCATATTCTTACGCACAATTAGTTTATGCTCTGGGATATTGGAAAGTAAATGAACCAAAACGATTTTGGTGGGCTACTCTCCGCCATTCTCATTCCAGTTATCGATTATGGGTTCATGTTCGTGCCGCAATCGAAGTTGGACTAAAAGGTGGCGGTGGAAGAGGACCTTGGGAACTAAGTGAAGATGGCATCACATTAATACCCAAAGAAATGATTCAAAAAAAATTAATCCAAGAAGATGATTGGACGGATTTTAACCGCCACGGTGTATGGTGGGGAGAACAATTCCTATCTGGACTATATGAAAGATGGGAAGAAAAAATTGTCTATTTTAAAGGACTCGTCGCAACAGGAAGAGTCTATGTCCCAGAAAGAAATATCAAAAACGTGGAAACCCACGTTGATGGGTTTTCACAAGAAGGAGATACTTACCAAAAATCAAAATATATCACATTCTTAACCATTGGAACAGGCAAAGGACTACTAAGAGACTTAGTTCTATGGGGATGCTACCGGGTTGCCGGAATTCGTATCGTAGAAGGATACGGCGATTGGATAGATGGTGATACCCCCTGGATTCAAGTTCGAAAAGTAAAAGTCTGTCATCATTGACCCGTCGAACCAAATCCACTCTCACCTCGGCGTGTCTCCGGCAACTCACTAACCTCTTGCGCTATTGGCGTCTCTATCTTCTCAATAACCAATTGTGCGATTCTCGTATTCGATTCAATCGCAATTGGCTTTAATGTTGGATTTTGCGCACAAATTTTAATTTCACCTCGATAATCTTCATCAATAACACCCGCATTGATAAAGAGACCCGTCTTCACACTCACTCCTGAACGAGGAGCGATTCTCCCATATGTATGAGGAGGAAGAGCAACCGCAATTCCCGTCGAAATTAACCGAACCTCTCCCGGAAGTATCATTACCGACTCTATCGAAGTTAAATCATATCCCGCCGCTAAAACTGACCCTCGCTGAGGAATCACCGCATTCTCTTGAAGACGTTTCACAAAAAACATTCTTACTTCTCTCTCTTTTCACTTTCTTAAACTATTCAAAATTGGCAAAATTTCATTCTTCATTGAAATGATTCTTTCTTTCCTATTGTTTTCTATATAAAGACGAACCAAATCCTCTGTTCCACTTGGACGTAAAATCATTCTCCCACCAAATCTTCCAATCATTTCATTGATTTTCAATTGGATTCCATCTGGTTTCAAAACGACACGATCCTCTTGTCCTACCTCAAAAATAGAACGGTCTAAACCATAAATCTTCATATTCTCATAACATCGTTCCTCATAAAATTCATGTGTAATTGGCATATCTAAAATTAATAAAGATGCCTCTGTCAATAATACATTACGATAAGCATCCCCCACCAACTGATTTGACAGATTTAACCAACTATAAAGAATTTGTAAAAACTCATTCGTAGATTGACGAAGAAAATCCAAAACCTCTCGTTTCACTAAAATTGTCCCATGTCCGTTCGTCTCAAAATAAATACCAATATCAGCCTCTTCCGCCTTTGGATGCAAATTCTTAACACCCGTTGTCGCATACTCGTGTTTCCATCCCATTCTATCCCAATACTCAATCGCCCCACCATTGCTATATGCCGTATGTATCAAACGAATATCAAATGTTTCCCGAATATTCGCCTTTTCTAATAAATGATAAAGTGTAGTCGCCCATAAAGTCATTATACGATCTCCATCAATCAACTCAATCGAATAATCCTCTTCCCACGGACTCACCAAATCATCTCCCCTCCCCACAAAATATAAAATTCGATCCGCATCTCCATCAAAAGTTATCCCATATGTATCCCGATTTAACCAAACACCATATGGTAAATGATGTGGTGGCTCTAAACTCTTATGAATATAATCAGCGCCACACGTTTGATTTAATAAAGACTGATTCTCCCTCTCATTCACGAATTGCACCCGGATATTCACCATTTCTAAACAACGGCTTAAAGAATCCATCAATTTATTTCCAACACCATGCGCACAATCAATCACACGAACTGATTTTGAATAAGTTTTATCAGGCATCATATCCAAAAAACGAATCCATTTCATCTCACTCTTCTTCATATAATGATTCTCATTCACTAACTCATATTTTGACTCATTAAAATATTTTGTCAAATAATGAAGCATTGGTGTTGTAATATTTGGATAAATACCAGATGCACCAGCACATACCGATAAAGAAAAACACCAATATTTCCAATGATCGATAAAATCTTCTTTTAAATCATTGAAACCTGGACGATTATCTCCTCCTAAACAATATCCAGGTTGCCTCTCTTTGTAATCAATATCAACTAACTGCCTTTTAGCCCATTCATATAACTTTAAAATTGATTTCGTCTCATAAAGTTTTACAACTTCCTCCACAAGCACCTCGTCTTTATGATGTATGGGACTACCATCTGGCTGACAAAACTTCATTCCATGATCCGTCGCAACATTGTGTGAAGCAGTAAATTGAAGACCATAACTACTCCCCGTCTTTAAAGATGAAACAACCATAAATAAAGCAACCGGCTTAACAATCTCTTTTACAGAATCAAATGAACCTCGAAATCCCGCTGTGCCATATGATAACATTTTTAAACGCACTTGTCAAAAATAATTTTAACTATACTAATAAATGGGTAAAGGTTCTTCTAAATTAAAAGTAAATGTAAAAAAAATCGAAACGCAAATGAATGAGAATCAACAAGAAATAGAGCGGTTAAGGAGTTTTGTTATGGATCTTCAACAAGAAATCAAGGTTCTAAAAGAGAAACCAGTGGTTTATACGAAAACAATCGAACTTCAAACAGAAGAAGATAAACCGGAAAATATTGAAAAAAGTGAAGAGCAAATGAGTTTTAATGAAAAGAAACGAACGAATCGTCCAAGAGGGAATAGTTTTTCCCTTGCGGAATATCAAAAAACCGTAAAAGAAGCAATTCAACGAAAATGAAATTTGCTTTCTTCGATTTCGATGGAACTCTATTTGATGGAGAAACTATTGAACTGATTTGTCGTGATTACCCCGAAGTTTATTCTCGTATTTGTGAATTGAACCAAAAAGGCGTTCAAGGATTCTTGGACTTTGGAAACCTATTTTTACAAAAAGTTCAACTCTTTGAAGGTATTCCTGTTGAAACAATTCAACGACGCCTTATCGAAGAACAAAAATATTTCAAAGGTGCTTCCAACATTATTTCCGCATTAAAGAACGACGGTTTTACCGTTGTTGTTCTAAGTGGAGGCTTTAATCCAGCCCTGGCTGTCGCCCAAAAAGCATTAGGATTTGATTCCTATTTTGGAAATGATTTAGTCGAAAATAACGGCATTCTTACCGGATTTGTTCGAGGTCCTTGTATGCATCAAGAAAGCAAAGGAGAACTGATTTCCAAATTATATGAAATTACAGGCGCATCCAAAATAGATTCTGTGGCAGTTGGTGATGGACGCAATGATGTATCGATGTTTCATGAAGTCGGCTTTTCCGTCGCATTTTGCTCTCGAAGCAAAGCGTTGCGTGAAGTAGCATCAGTTTGTGTCGATGAACCTGATTTGACATTGGTTTATAATAAAATCAGCGAATATAACAAGAGTAAATGATTTATAAAAGATTTATTCCCAAACAGAAAAGAGTTGTTTGGTGGGATGTCGAAAACATCGCATTTTCATTAAATAAACAACAAGAAAAATGGCTAAATAAAAATCATATCGCTGTTCGAGGATTTGTTGGAAAGAACTATGATAGCAAGTTAAAAGATAAACGAATCATGCGTTTTGCTACACAATTACCAGAACAATCCGACCACGCAATTTCTGTATGGTCGGGACGTTGGATGCAAAAAATGGACGAAAAAGGTATCCCCCTCCGTAAATTAGAAACAGTCGTCGTCACAAAAGATAAATTTGGAGACGCCTGGGCGACTGTCCTACAACAAGGTGGCGTCAAAGCCAAAAGGATTACCTCCTGGAAAGAACTTCAAAATTTTTTCTAATTTATTAAAAAATCATCTAGATTCAAATGGAATCGTCGCATCCCACCAACAATAAACCAACAAATATGAATCCGGCTCGCAATCCAGATTCATATAACCAAAAAAGAACCATCCTTGCCGAACAAGAACTCTCTAATCGTCAAAAAGAACTCGCAAAAGCACAAGCAGATGCCAAAAAATTACAATTCTCCCCGAACAATCCATTCATTCAACCAAATAACTCCAAGTATCATAACACCAAAAATGAATTCCATTCTTCTCAATCTCACCCCTTAGAAACAAAACAAGAAAAAGCCCAACGGGAAAAAGCCCAACGTTTAGAAGCAGAACGGTTAGAAGCAGAACGATTAGAAGCAGAACGGTTAGAAGCAGAACGATTAGAAGCCCAACGGTTAGAAGCAGAACGGTTAGAAGCCCAACGGTTAGAAGCCCAACGTTTAGAAGCGGAACGGTTAGAAGCAGAACGGTTAGAAGCGGAACGGTTAGAAGCGGAACGGTTAGAAGCAGAACGGTTAGAAGCGGAACGGTTAGAAGCAGAACG